TTCAACAAAGTTCTCGCGAAAACGTACGAACAAAACTTGTTCCCCCTTCAAAACATGGAGTGTAAATTGCCTCTTAGAACCATTTCATATGAACCATTGAGTACGCGTTCCGAAGTACAAAATGGAATGTTTAACCAAAGATACTTAAATAAAAATATCAATAAGAAATAAGAATGGCCGATCCCATATCTGTCGCAGCTATAGCAGGTCTTGTATACGCCGGGCGAAAATTGAGTCAGCCACAGACAGAGATGTACTCCCCAGACCGCCAAGCCATGGAATTACCTGTGTCACCAAAAGTCGAGCTTGTGAAGGAACGACCTATTGAAAATTTACAAATCGATAAGGCGGTTGCATCCAATTTCGGTGATATCGCACCTCAAATGCGAACGAGTGGCGCAGAAGTTCTTGAGATGCGAAACCGAATGAATGACTATAACCGAATGAATAACGTATCTCCCGTCGAGAAGCGCCTCGTTGGTCCAGGTTTGGGTGTGGACCCATCCGTTTCATCGTATGGTGGTTTCCAACAGTTGTTGCGTGTGAACCCAGAGAATGTCGGTGCCTACAAGCTCACGACACTCCCAGGTAGATCGGGTCCAGCGCAGGACACGAAAGGTGGTCGTCGTGGTATAGTGGGTAAGGTCGCACACAACCGCCCAGAGAAAACAGCGTATCTCCCAGAGCGGCTTCCAATGACGCTCGGGCGTTCGCAAGGATTTTCTGGTAGAACTCCGCGTGGTGAACACGAACGAACAAAGCGCACGACCAACCGTGCCGAAACTGGTCTCAGAACTGACACACTGGGTGTGGCGCCCGCGAAGAGATTCATTTCCGCGAATACGGTGTCTCAAGACCCAACTAGAAATAAGAAGGATGGGAATATTGAACAATATCAATACAGAAACCAACCACAGCCCGGTATTCACAGTTATGCACACGGATATCTCGAATCGCCAGAGGTTTCTATCGGACAACGTGGGGCGTACACCACGGAAGAACTCCAGAAATATGGTTTCAGGCCAGATGAACGTCGTGGTAAAGCTAACCGCGCTTCGAACCCAGGTCGTATGAATGTTCGAGCGAATGCACTCAACCAAGGTGGTATGCTTACGTCTGCGCGGTCGGACACAACTCGCGTTGATGGTCGTGTGAACCCAATGGGTGCCGGATGGACGCAACAATACACGAACACGTCGTATCACGACCTCAATACATACAAGGGTAACCAAAACCCACAAGCTTCTCAGGCGAGTCTCAGTGTCGCAAAACGTCAACTATTGAATAACCCATACTCACACCATTTGTGCTAAAAACATCAAATTATAGATTAAAACACTCATTAAAATATTGTCCATGTATTTTAATGAAGGTCCATACCTTAGATATAGATAGTGGTGATAGAGACCCTATATTGTACCCAGATCCAGGTGATTACGTGGTACACCTTAAGAACCCTATTTATGACGTGTCTAAGATAACACTCACATCAGCTCGAATTCACAACAGTCAGTTTCTCATACACGAACGAAATAATACATTTACGATTAACACGGCGTCTTATGTTGAAACTATAAGTATACCAAATGGAAACTATGACGGTGATGAACTCGCGAGTAATGTCGTACAAGTATCAGATATAGTCGATGCCGCGTCATATAATACATATACCAATGATATAGTGTTTTCAAACCTAACAAACGATTTTACATTCGCCTTTTATGGTGGTATACATGGATACGCGTCGTCAAATATATACACGACACCACACGACGTTCTCGGGTTTTCGTCAAATAATGCACACTCTGTGAATAACACACTCAAGACTGGGAGCATAAATGTTCAAGGTGTCGACTCATTCATACTTAAATTAAGTAGTGGTTCGGACGAGTTTAATCAAACGGTCTATTCTGATACGCCCTTTTATACAGGAAGAATACTCGCATGTGGCGATGTAATAAATCATTCGGGTGCAGACGACGTGGTCGAGCACAATTTTGTTTCTGGAACACAAAAAACCATATCAAGCATACGCGTGCAATTTTACTACAGTAGCAACGGGCGACTCATACCGTATGATTTTAGAAATGCAAATCACGTGCTTAAACTGGCCATTGCGTGTTCAACGGATAAACTCGAAAATGTACCTAAAGTTGAGAGAGATGTGTCTCTCCCGCCACCTGTGGACATCCCCGAATTTGAGGATGTACAGAGATGGGATGCATTTGTATCCATATTTCTGATAGTATTGGCGGGTGTCGTGATGCTCATGATGACCAAGAAACAATCTTAGCGGGTAACCGCGTAGAGTGGTTGCGATGGCTTTTGGACACGAGTAGACACACGAGAGACCGTGAGGTAGACGACGATCGACAACAAAGTGGTGAACAAGGCGGTGAGCGTGTAGTTCATGCCACCGTTCTTGCTGACCTTGACGACCTGGTTAACCAACCATCGCACGAGGTCCATCCACGACAAGGCCGCGGCGAAGGAGAAACCCGCGACGACGGCGTTCAAGGATTGCGATTCGAGTTCTTGGCTGATGAGCGTAACGGTTTCAGCGGCGGTAGACATTTTATATAATACTCCTAGAAAAAATTATTCCGGAAGTAATTCTTCTACGACAAGGATTTTCTTGTATTCTTTCTTCTGGTATCCTTTCATGTCTTCCTTTTCAGATTCAGATTCTGAATCTGAATCTGAATCTGAACCATCATCTACTTTGAACTCCTTATACTCAGTGTCCGTCCACCCTTCTGGAGTATCATCATCGTCCATTACTATCAATAGCATTTTTTAAAAGTTCTTCTGTCGGATTCGTCGGTACCCACGAATCCCAAGTATCATAAGCTTCGTTTATTTTATTCATACCCGGGTCATCACCTGTATATCTAGTAAACTCTATGCCCGACTCGTCTATGACGTCAATGTCATTCGCATCATCGTCGTCATCGTCCAAGTCTGGGAAGTATGAACCCACTCGCTGCCCGACTTCATATCTCGCGCAGTATTTCATCGAATATTCCAAATCTTTCACGAGAACTGCAGTTCTCCCACATGCTTTTGAATATTCGCATGCAAGAATCATACCTTTTTCGAGTACAGGTGTGACGATGTTTATCATCGCCTGTGTGTACTGGTTAATTTGTTCGCTCGTATCACCCGCGAGATCGAAACCTGTTTTCATTATGTATCAAATAATAACTTTACGGTTCCGTTCTCCAAACGGAGTATGTTATAACTTTGTGCATAAACTCTAAGTTCTTTGTCAAAATTTGTTGTGTAATTAAACAAGCCAACTTTTATAGTTTGGTTCTTTATGGGCGAAAAATTGAGTTGCCCTGTGGGATACCAGCGTTCTGGTTCGAGCGCAAAACTATACAGGTAAAAGCGCCTATACACAGGTGTTCTTGAATGGTGTTTACCAGGTTGTATCGACCGAAGGTGTATCATATCACCAGTCGTGTGGTCGAGTATCTCACTGCCATCAAGGGTCATTTCGAGGTACTTAAGTTGCTCGGAGTTTGTGAATGTAGACGCGTCACTCGTTATGTTTGTATTTGATGAATAATCAAGTGGTGTCGCGAAATCGTTTATAACATTCGTGCGATTTTCGTACTTGTCTTTCACGACAAAAAATAGCTCTTTGACGGAATTTCTGAAATTCGTACGCACTTCATGCTCATTTGCTTTTAGTAAATCGTTGTATTTAGCATCGGTATTCTTGAGTGTAAATGTATTCAGTTGTGTCTGTGTGATGATATAATCCGTGCGTCCTAATTTTGGTTTATTTTCAAGTGATACCATTTCTAAACCGAGATTCGCACTTTTTATAAGTCCAGTTGGATTTTTGCCTATGTAATACGACTCACTTATGAGGTCAGACGTCTCATTCACCGCAAATATACATTCTTCTGCCTTTCTGAATTTTATCACAATTTCTATCTCTTGTTTGGTGATAGCATACAAAGGTACAGCGAGCTCTGGATACTCATGGAAGTAGAATGGAATATCTACAAGATACGACGCATCAGACTTTGACTTAGTAACGAGCTCTTCTCGTAATACACTGTATCTATCGTCAGCGACAGAGAAAATCTGATATGGTTTTCCTAATAATTTAGTAAGACATGTCTGTTTAGACTGGGTGACAAAAAGTTCGGAGTGTATAGCTAACATGTCAGTGGTAAGCCGTTGTATGAGAGTACCTCCAATGTATAAATCTGCATATTCTATCATGGAATGTGCGATTGATTCACAATACGTAATATGGTCATACCCACTCACTAGATTCTGATCTATTCCACCGAGCGTGAGTTTTAAGCGTACACCTTTGATGAGATCACCTTGATTTTGTGGTATAGTACATCTTAGTTCCTCACCGAATTCAATATGACCCGCAAAATCTAAATCGGTATAAAACTTTGAAAAATTTGAATGCTTCTTGAAATTTTTTATAAAATACGTGTATTCCGGGTCATCTGTGAACAGATTGTCCTGTGGACCGGTCGCACCTAATTGGACTCTACCAGCCATTACTATTATTAGTGCCTAAAATTTTAACCCAGCAATACCTCCATTCACGCGCAAAACATTATAGTTTGATGCGTACACGCGAAGTGTATGTGCACTTGATATACTCGGGTCGTCGAGTTCAACTTCGAGAAGTTTGTGTATCACGCGACTCATGTTTACTTGACCCGTGGGATAATACACTTCTGGCTTGAGTGCAAAGCTATATATACCAAACTCATAGTTTTCGTCGACAGAGTTCGTGTGATGTCGTAGAGGTTGTTCCGCGGATAATTCGAGATTGTCTGCATCTATCACCGTGTTATTATTGAATTTCAAATTCACGTGTTTGATAGGTACGTGTGCTTGTGTATCATCATTCGTCGCGATGAAAAAAAGTTCTTTCACTGGATGTTTAAAATTTATCATCACAGCACGTTTGGAAACACCGGAATCCATGCGTATTTCAGCCACTTGTGTTTGTGTTATTACGTATTCGATAGGTCGAGTCATTATGAAAGCCCGTTCCACATCCGTCAGATACACGTAATCTACGAATAAACTCGCATTTCGAAGTTTGACACCAGACGTAATCGGTGTAGTGCTGTATGTCGATGTACTGAGATCGTATTCCACTGTGAGCTCATCGACAGGTCTAAACTTTAGTTTTATTTCGACTTCCTGTACTGAAAGACCACACGTCGGTATAGCTAAACTTGGATGTTTATTGAAATAAAACGGCAACTGTACCTTATATTTTTGAAAATCTGTGTACTGTGGGTACGTGGCATCGTTAATGATAGGGTAACTATTATGTAAGGTGGTGGCGACAAGAGTAAAGTCCGCGTCATTTTGTGTATAGTACAGTTGATTGTACATGTATATGTATTCGCCAGTGATACGCTGAATCGTTTGTCCACCGATGAGTAGGTCTGCGTATTTAATCATCTTTGTAGGTGTAGACGTATTCCAACGAATCTGTTTTACTTTTAGGGTTATATACTTTGATGCATCGCTCGCGGATGTTATTCTAACATCGTCGTAGGTACCTATGATATTTATCTCTATATTCAAAGTAATTCTATAATTTCCACCCCCCAAGTTCTCTTTCGTGTAATCATTCACACTTACCCCAGTGATATTGAACTCTTCTGTGCTGTTAAACACGTATTCGACCCCTTGGTACACAGAGAGTTCACTCGTCTCCACGGCGTCGACATATAAGGTCGCGTTTGTACTTCCAGTCGCGATAACGTATGAGTGACCTTGTCCGAGTGTGGGTGTAGGTGGCGGTAAATCGATGTTTAGTGTCAGGTCTCGAATCAAATCACCAGATGTGTTTGGTACACGGGCGGAGATTTCATTACCGTACTCCTCGAAGCGTTCGATTGGGATTTCAACTTGTTCGAAAGCAAACTTTGTGTGTCTTCTAAACCTGGAAAGAAAGTGTGAATACTGTGGTTCTTCGGTGATCCACCTGTCCTGGATTCCGGTGGCTGCGAGTAACAGACGACCCGACATTCCTACTATTTGTGAGTAAAATTTTGCGAAATAAAACGATACGCTAATTTAGAATGAACATTCAGTTGCGAAAATTCAATCCATTAAAAATGGAAGATGACCGAATATGCGTCTTCATTGGAAAGCGTAACACAGGTAAATCCACGCTCGTCAAAGACATCATGTACTATAAGAAACATATACCAGCAGGCATCGTTTTATCTGGCACCGAAGAAGGTAACCACTTTTATGGAAATTTTATACCAGACGTGTGTGTCTATGGTGATTACGACGGAGAAGCGGTAGATCGTGTTTTATCCAGGCAAAGAAAGCTCGTGGGTACCAGGGGAAAGAACAAATCAAATGGTGCATTCATGTTACTTGACGATTGTATGTACGATTCAAAATTTTTGAAAGAAACGAGAATTCGTCAATGTTTTATGAACGGTCGACACTTTAACATATTCTTTATGCTGACGATGCAATACGTCATGGATCTCCCTCCCGCACTTCGAGCAAATGTAGATTATGTGTTTATACTCAGGGAAAACATCATACAAAATAGGGAAAAACTGTATAAGTCATTCTTTGGTATTTTCCCATCATTCGATATGTTTTGTAAAGTCATGGACCAATGCACCGAGAATTATGAGTGTCTTGTCTTGGATAACACGGTTAAATCAAACAAAATAACCGATTGTGTGTTTTGGTACAAGGCGAAAATCAGGACGGGATTCAGGGTGGGAAGTCCGCAACTTTGGAGCATGCACAAGAAAACATACAACCCAAAATATTTGGAACAGCAGGAGGCTGATGCGAAGAAGGCGACAAAGAAAACACATCTCACGATTACCAAACGAAAATAACGAATGCGTCACTCTC